AGGAGAGCTTAGGTCACCTTCCGTTTCCCGCCCCTCACCCACACTTCCAGTTTAGCAAAATCGTGCCTTCGTGTCAAGTACTAAAGCACTGGAAGCGTCAGCACGACACAACGCGGCCTGATACGCTGCGCAGATTGTTACACCCACTGACAAGGAGGCAAGTGTAGACCCGCTGCCCGTCCAGTAGTTCGCTCGAGGGAGCGATGGGCTAGGCGATGTAAGAAGTAGCAACAGAGGCAGCGGACCTAGACGACGTTATGCGACGGACACTAAGAACGCTAGTCGTAGCGTTTATCCTGACCGGAGCGGCAGTAGCGCTACCGGCAACCCAAGCAGATGGGGCCACACCTGCAAAACGACACACTCAGATTTGCGTCACCGCTAAGTGCCTGATGGTGACGACAGCAGCGCACCACGGATGGGGAGCTGCTGAAGTAGCCGATGAATGGCTGGTGTTATGGAGAGAATCAAGGTCAACACCGACCAACTTCAACCTTACCGCCACTAACGGCACCTGCTACGGCTCGGGCCAGCTGCAAGGCACCTGGACAGACCTGGGCGCCAAGTATTACGCCTACGGCGGCAACCCCAACACGGTGGCAGGCCAGATCACAGGTGATCTCAACTACGTCGCCGCAGTCTATAAAGACCCAGTGCACGCTTGGTGGCATGAAGAGGCAGATGACTGGTACTGAGCTTGACTTCTAGGCATCGGAGTGTTATAAATATGATGAGTGGGAGTTCTGAGCACTCCACCGTGAGCGCCTTGCTTGATATCGTGTTTGACCGTATGGCCACTGGCCGGATGGACGACCAAGCACTAGAAACCGCTGAACAGGTGTTGAGTTTGCTAGGCGGCTGAAAGTATCTAAGCTGACTAGCGCTGACCTTGCCAACGTGGTAGGCTATGCTCCGCACAGCAAAAGCGGCAGGCCGCGGACCACAGACAGAAACCAAAAACAGGACTGTTGGGTTACGCAGGCTCTCCCGCTTCCGTCGGGTCCTAGTGGGGACATAGCAAACAGCGGCTCGCTTCGGCGAGCCGCTCGTTTATTCAGTATGAAAATCTCACCCTATCTCTATAAAGAACTGCTCCAACACGCAGTGACCGAAGCGCCATTCGAATGCTGCGGCGCGATTCTGGTGCGCGGAGACGTAGCTGTCGAAGTAATCGAGATGACGAACATACTGCATAGCATCGAGCGTTACGCCATGGATACCCAAGCGCAACACGACACATACGAAATCGCAGCAGACAGAGGATTACGTGTCGGGGCTTTCTACCACTCCCACACACGGGGAGGCGTAACAATGTCCACAGCCGACATACGAGCATTCAAAACACGCACCGAGTTGTGCATCATCGTAAGTGTCGGTCACGGCAACCAAGCCGAAGTAAAAGCGTACCTGGTGCTCGGCGGAGTACCGATGCCAGCTGAACTGCAGATCGCAAACTAACACACGTTGTTACCATTTTGTGATACAGTTCCTGCTGAGCCCACTAGGAGGACTGAGCCATTCTAGAAGCTCAGACGCCCGAGCCGGTTGCCAGCCTCTTTTACGCCGGTAACGGTTGGAAACCCACCCTGAACCGCTTGGGATACACCGATCTACAGGACTATAGAAGTAGCGGACGGTGGAAAGCAGTAGAAGCACGATTCCGGGCATCAGAACCTTTAAGAGAGTGCTTGTGCGGAGTATCAACCGGGCTATCGGTCGAGCACGTCACGTTACGCCGTATCGGCCGTGAACTGCTCGACGACCTAGCGTATCTGTGCCGCGACTGTCGAGCGTTACTGCGTCCGCTCATACGATCCGGTGAGATCAACTGCCGGGCATCAGCTAAACTCGCCGTTACCATAGCAGCCGTAGACCCGGACGAGAGCTGTAGCGGCACAATGACCTGCGATTGCTATCGCTGTCTAGCTGAAAACAGGCAAAGACGCCTGATCGGCGTGCGCCCCAGCCAAGGCTTACCGCGTGCCAGTCGTTAAGAAACCCGCGGTACGTAAGCGAGCACCAGCGAAAACCGCAAAGCCAAAGAAACCGGCTATACCAAAGTGGTACGTACCGTTTCTCACTGCGCTGGCGCAAGGACACACCGCGATCTGGTCGTGTGAACGAGCTGGAGTGTCGCCGCAAAACGCATATAAAGCACGCAAATCAGACGCCGGTTTTTCAGACGCTTGGGATCAAGCGCTTGAGGCCGGTATCCAAGTAGCGGAAGAGGCGTTGTTCACACGCGCCGTAACCGGCTGGCAGAAACCCGTGTTCTACCAAGGCGACGAAGTCGCCACAGTCACCGAATATTCAGACACGCTGCTGCAATTCCTGCTGCGAGCCAAACGACCAAGCACATACCGCGAGAACTCCACAATCGACATTAGCGGATCGGTAGCGCATGAGATCTCAGTGCTCGGCGGTAAGCAACCGATCGAGGTCGACGCAGCGCTCCGTCGGGAAGCAGCCCAAAAACTCCTAGGCACAAGTAAGGTGAAAGTATGAACAGATTTGGTATTAAGAACGCACCTACAGGTTGTGGAAACGACGGAGACGGCGCATGCGAAGGTTGCGTACAGCACGCCGTACGCCGCGGCCGTTGGGCAATCCGGCAGCTGCTGCCGCTCAGGTACGTCACCCGTTACCACACGGCGACGGCGAGTTCGAGGTCCTGTGTGCGTGGCGCATGTGGCTAGGTCGGTGTTTCGACGTGCAGCGACTGTATGCGCCTGCGGCGTTAGCCAAGCGGGAGCTGTAAACGTCCGATGAACAAGTGGGAGTGGGTAGTAATCACCCTGGTTGTGCTGATTGTACTGGTCGTGCTGGCAATACTACCGATCTGGCACCCGTGGTCCGGCACGCTCGATTGCCCTGGTGCTCGGCTAGGGTCTGGCGGCTGCTGATGAGTGCGTTCCACTACCGCGACGGCGCCACTTTTCAACGCACCGGTAACGGTGACGTCACGGTAACGGTGCCGCTAGAAGACGAAGACGGCACTGACAAGACCATTGTGATACCGCCGAGTGCGTGGGCGTCGATTGTGTCATCCGTAGCTGCCGGTGGCGAAGTCAGCAACTACCAAGCAGCGGTCGATCTACATGCTGGAAGGGCGGTCGGACGAGTATGAGCGTACTACGCGGATATCAACGTATCACTGAAGCAGCCCTGTTGATCCCACCGAGCGAACTCAAAAAGCTCCGTGAGGATCAAGCACGCGACCCTAACGGGGAGTTTGCAGGCGGCTCCGGCGATAAGGACGACAGCGGCCCGCACGGGGACGCTATGGGGCACATCCTGTCAGCTATGGTGTCGTCCGTACGCGTGATACGGCGATGGGTCAGCAGGAGACGGCGGATCACATACAGGCCGCGCGGGACGCGCTACCCGCCGGGCACCCATCTCAGAGCTGGTTGCAGTCCGCGGCCTTGCATAATCGAGATGGCAGCTCGGCGTCGACCATGTCGATGCTTAGTAATGCCCGCGGCGTAGCGTACGGATTCAGTCCTACCTGATCTTCGTGCCGCTGACGCAGAACGAAGTCGAAGCCGCACTCCTCGACCCAGAGATCTTCATACACGAACACTGCTGGCTAAGACCCGCTGAAGGCGGACTACCACAACGCTTCCACCTGTGGGACTCGCAACGCCCAGTCATCCGCACCTTCGACGAACAACAACGCGTCATCATTCTCAAAGCCAGGCAGCTCGGGATCAGCTGGCTCGCAGACGCCTACGCCCTATGGCTCTGCATCGCCAACAAAGGTCAAACAGTCCTTATCATCTCCAAAGGACTGGAAGAAGCTAAAGAAGAGCTAGCCCGTATCCGGTTCATGTACAACCGGCTACCGCCCGAACTAAAACGGGTCAAAGGCTCACCAGACCGCGCTGACCGCATGGAGTTCCTCGACATGGACTCCCGCGTCATCAGCCTACCAGCCACAGAAGACGCAGGCACCTCGTACACCGCCACACTCGTTATCGTCCAAGAGCTAGCGAAAATCGACAACGCCGACGGTGTAATGACCGCAGTGCCACCCACCCTATCAGGTGGCGGCAAGCTGTTCGTCATATTCACAGCCAAAGGCTACCACGGTGTCGCCTACCAAATGTGGAAAAACGCCGCACCACGTATGACAATGGTTGACCCGCCACCGCTCGAGGAAGGCGACTACTACCCGGTTTTCATCCCATGGACAGCGCACCCCAAACGCGATCAACAGTGGTATACCGCGATGGGTCGGACCATGACAGACCGGAAGATGCAGCAAGAATACCCGGCCACACCAGAAGAAGCGTTCCAACTCGCTGGTAGTGCTGCATTTGAAGAGTTTGACAGCAGTAAACATACGGTTGACGGTACTCGGCACCCGAACAGCCCTTACATGCTGGCCGGTGGGCTCGACCCAGGCTTGCATCACGCCGTATCGTACGTGTTTGAGATCCAAGGGCGCAATTGTTTCGTGTTTGCTGAAACCCACGTGGAGAACGGTGTGGTTAAGGATCTTGGTGATAAGACCGTGGAGAATCTCCGTAGGCTGGAAATCGACCCTGAGAACGTCGAGATGTTCTATGATCCGGCAGCGATGAGTCGTAATATGCAGACCGGTCGGCCGGATACTGAGGTGCTCGAGGAGTGTGGTCTGTATTTGCCGGAGCAGACGACCCGGTTTCGGCCGTCAGAGCGTACCGATCTGATCAAGACGATGCTTAAAAACGGTCGTCTGTGGATCAGTCTGGATTGCCCGTATTTGATTGATGCGTTGGGTCGTGCGGAGTGGGCCAGGCAGGGTAAGAACGGTCCGCCGCTTGATACGTATAGGAAGGATGGGTTGTGGGAGCATCCGCTTGATGCGTTGGGTGAGGGTTTGATCCGGGCGTTTGCGGGTGGTCAGGCTGCTGCGGTCGAGACGGAACGGTCGGAATACGCATGAGTATCGAAAGCTCATTAAAGGTGTTGCCGCGTGATTTAGTACGCAGGCTCCGTGAGGATGCGGTTGATGATGAGCCTCGCAACGATAAAGGCGAGTGGACTGCAGGCGGCGGCGGTTCCAGCTCGAGCAGCACTGCGGCGCCAGATACACCGGGCACGCCCATCGGTGGTAGTCGAGATGCGCTCCTGACCAAATGGTTCGGCCCTAACCAGATGGAAGGCGAGCATACTGTAAACCCGAACTCCGGGTACTCACTGAAGTCGGGTCCATGGCGTGCAGTATCTAAGCCACCAGAGGGGGCTGCAACTGGTCCGGCTGAGTTCACAGTAACCAACCACGGTGACGGCACTCTATACGATTTTCAGAAGACACGTACAACTGAGCCTATTAACACCGTGTACCGCGCTATGGGTGTTGATGAGTATAACGCAGCTAAAGCTCAAGGTTTTATACAGTCTGATCAACGCGGAACCATAATTAACACGGAGGGTACTAATGCCGCTGCAGATCCTGCCTCAGCATTTAGCTATCTGCCGTACGACGGTGCGGGCCGCATCGTGCAGATTCAGGTCAATCCCGCAGATGGTTGGCACACGATCTCAGCGGATAACTACTTGCGGACCAGTTCTCAGATCCCGTTCGATCGGGTAACTGCTGTGTCCCCAGTTATCGGCAAAGACGCGTCGGGCAGGGAAACAATCTTGCGTGAGGCCGCACCCACTGTTGATTCAGCTGGCTCGCCTAAGCACCTTCGGTTCGACGCCGGAACCAGCGCCGACCGGATCAACAGCCAGCTGTGGACTGGCGGAGCTATCACCACCGATCAAGACGTGCACAAACTTGCAGCCGCAGGTATAACCGCCGACATCGACAATCGCAAAACCCACGACGACAGCTCACTCGTCGACAGCTATTCAGATCTGCCGCACACACCAGCGTCGCTCAAGACACACCCGCTGCTCGATTATTTCTGGAACGGGACCGCGGACGACGGTGAGTACAAATCCGTCAGCTGGTTCTCAGACGCCTGGACCTTCGCCAAACCAATCCTGCAACGCGGAGGTGTGATCTACACCCACTGCGCAGCCGGGCACAACCGCGGACCATCGATCGCGTACTTCCTACTCCGCGCTTACTGGGGTATGCCGGGTGATGCGGCACTTAAGCTGATCCAAACCCGGCGCCCAGAAGCGACAGTCGCTTACCGGTACGATGCTGACCGGGCGATCGCGCAGCTCGGGCTCGACGGACCGGACGCTGAAGCCGCAGAGCTGACACCTCCGCCAGCGCCGGTAGCTGATCCAGTCAATGGACTAAAGGAAACAGCGCGATATTACGGTCTTAGCTCAAGTGAGATGCGCAAGCTCCGTGAGGCGTATAATCCGGATCAACCGCGCTCCGCCGACGGTGAATGGACAGCAGGCGATATGAACGATGCCAAGGCGATCGTATCATCGCTTAACGGAGCGACCGGCGAGCAGGCCTCAGCGATGCTGCGCGACGGTGTAGTGCCAGACACACGCACACTGCACACCGACGCCAGCAACAACTACGACCAAGCCAGCACCGGCATGCACGAAGCGATGATCGACCACTACATGGCCGGTACCACACCGCAAGCCAACCCACAAGCCGTGTACACCGCCGGAGGGCCAGCATCCGGGAAAAGCGGGCTGGCCGGACAAGACACTGGGAATCCCGAGCGTAACCTGGAAATCCCCGCAGGATCAGTGTACGTAAATCCAGACGACATCAAAGAACGTATGGGGACGTACAACGCGCTCCAGTCGATGGGACGTTCAGACATTGCAGCCAGCGCCACACACGAAGAATCGTCAGATATCGCTAAAGCGCTCACAGCGACCGCGATAGACGGACAACGTAACATGGTAGTCGACGGTGTCGGAGACAGCGGTGTCGGCAAGTTCGGCGATAAGATCCGTGACTCGATCAACAACGGGTACTCCACCGAAGTGCGTTACGCATACTTGCCGCTCGGTACAGCGATGCAACGCGAAGCTGCACGAGCTGATACCACCGGCCGTAAAGTGGACAGCGGGTATTTGGTCGCGGCGCACGCCGGAGTGTCGCGCAGCTATAACGACGACGTTCAACACATCACCGACGCCAGCATCAAAATCTACTCAACCGACGGCGTCCGGTCCGGACTAATCGCAGAAAAACCCGCGGGCAGCAGTATCCGTGTCTACGACGTCGGCCAATACGCAGGTCACGTAGCAAAAGCCACCGGGTAGAATAGACACGAAGCTTGCCACCTGGTAAAATAAGGGATGTGGATACAGGTAATCGCATCCCAGCAGACACCGCCGAGTTCCTCGGACGGCCGATGCCTACCTATCAGAACGGCAGCATGACGATCCAAGGCAAAAAGGTCGACATGAACAAGCTGCGCGACCCGTTCAAAATCCGTGATGATGCCCGCGCTACTGGGCATCCGCTGCCAGACACACTGGCTAAGTAACCTTGGCGCGTACTGCGCTCACACAGAAAGGGTCTCGTGGCTAACACGCGTGTCACTCACGTTAAGAAACAAATCCACGTAGGCGAATCTGTGGTGTTCGAGCATCACAGCGCAGGAACCATCTTCCCTGTCGCCGTCGACCATACCGGTGGTGGCGCCGAGTTCATGGCCACTTTCCTGGTGCTCGAACCTTGCGACGAAGAGGGTAACGTGCTGAGCGACGAGAAGAAAAAGCCCAGTAAGTGACTACTGTCGCAGGGTCCATGACCGAAGAAGAGCTGCTGAAACGTCTCGAGGAGGCAGGCGAAGACGTCGGCGGGTTTTTCAACCCCGGTAACGACCGGTATGCCGGTGAGTGGGATATGGACCTGGACCTCAGTAAGAGCGAGTGTCCCGACCTGACACCAGATTTCGGCAAGTATGAGGTTAGCGGTACTTTTGTCGTAGGTGACGCTCATAAGCGCACCGGTCGCATGCGTGCCTCCACTCTGCGCTACCAGAAGATCGGTACCGCCAAAGAGCTGAATCAAATGCGCGAAAGCGCAGGGTACAGCGAGCGGCAGATGCGTGAATGGAACTGGGCGCCCGACCCATTCAGTTACGGTACTGACCAGAGCGTACCCGGTGTCGGCGGCGCAAACGCTCAATACCTACCGCTGTGGCCAGGACCGTTCACACGACAACTGTACTGGCAAGACTACTTCGCGATGAGCGCCAAAGCGTTCGAGGCATACAACCACGACCCGGTGTCGTGGCGTTGTGTCCATATGAAGCAAGAGTTCGCGCTCGGTAAAGGGCTACAAGCTCGAGTAACATACTCGAGCGGCGGTAACGAAGGTAAAACCCATGATGCCGCGGTCACGGTGTGGGAAGAGTTTTGGAAGCGAAATAAGATGGGCGCGCGGCTCGACATGTTCGCCCGCGACATATCGATCTATGGCGAGCAGTTCATGCGCTACTTCGGAGGCAAAGGCACTGGCTCTAAGCTGCTGACTGTACGGTCACTCGACCCAGCCACAATCTATGACCTGATCACCGACCCGGAGGATATGGAAACTGTCTTCGCGTATCACCAACAGTTCCAAACCGCGATGCAAATGTGGGCGCCGGGCGCTGCTACGCCGCCCACGGGTGTACAGGCGCCGACCGGGGCGACGCAACCGGGATCAGCGACCCGGTTCATAATCCGGCAGATCTTGCCGAGCGAGATTGATCACTACCGGATCAACACCGGTGCGTACGAACGGCGTGGCCGTAGTGATCTGTTCCCAGCGCTCGGATGGATCAAACGACTCAGAGACTACCTCACCTCGCACGTTATCCGTGCTGACATGCTGTCGCGCATCTGCTGGGATCTTGAGGTGCAGGGCAACACCGGTGCGATCCAAGCGCTGCGTGGACTGTTGTTCCCGAACGGGCAGGCGCCGCCACCCGGGTCAGTGTTCGGCCACAATAAAGCGTCCAGTCTGAGTGTCCTAGCGCCAGAAAGCAGTGGGAGCACCGGCGGCAGATATGACCCGATCCTCGACTCACTGGTCACACTGATCGGTAACAGCATCGGGCTGCCGAAAGATTGGCTCGGATTCGGTATGGCCACCACCCGTGCATCCGCACTGGTCGCAACAGAACCCGCTGCACGTTCGCTGGAAGAGCTGCAAGGAACGCTCGAGCAAGTGCTGCACGATATGTTCGACCGAGTGATGGCACAAGCCAAGATTACCGATGCGGATGTCGAGTTCACTTTCCCAAGTATCGCAACCGAAGACCGATCCGCTCTGCTCAACGACCTCAGCTTCGCAGAAGCGAACCAGTGGGTGTCTAAGCAGACATCAGCGTCGATTGCGGCTAAGAACCTCGGTATCAGCGGTTACGACTACGAGACTGAGCAGGGTCTGATCGCATCTGAGTTTGATCATGCTGCTGATCCAGATGTGGACGACCCTGACGCCGATCCGAATCCTGTCACCGGTGAACCCGGCAAGAAAGCTCAGCAGGGTGATGGTGTGATCAGGCGCCCGATGATTATCGCCACTAATCGTCAGGCAGCGAAACTCGACCCAACTAAATCTTTCAAGCAGGAAGATGACCCGCCCGGTATGCTCATGCCAGCTGCCCC